ATCTGCAATGGCTATGGCTGGTGTTCTTTCTTACACTCCTGCTCTTCAAGCTGACCTCCAAGTTGACGATACTGGCAATACATTTGCTGGTTTGTTACATGGTCGTATCAAGGTTTACATTGACCCATACTTTGGTGGCTATGCTGCTAACCAAGAGTTGGTAACAGTTGGTTATAAGGGTTCTTCTCCTTATGACGCTGGTTTGTTCTATTGCCCATACGTTCCATTGCAAATGGTTCGTGCAGTAGACCAATTTACATTCCAACCAAAGATTGGTTTCAAGACTCGTTACGGTATGGTTGCAAACCCATTTGCTCAAGGTTTAAACCCAAGCAATGGCGTTTTAACACCACGCAGCAACGTTTACTATCGCATTTTTGGCGTGAAAAATTTGATGTAATAAAAAATCACCGTAGAGTGATATTTGAGAGAGACCGCTTCGGCGGTCTCTTTTTTTATGGCCTAAATATCCGTATGACAGCACTAATCAGACAACCTCAGAATACCAATCTCCTCCAACCGACAAAGTTTATAATGACTTTTGCGAGGATACCTACGGTTCAATACTTCTGCCAAGCGGTAAATATACCAGGGGTTCAACTAGGACAGGCCCCATTGAGTTTTCCAGGCGTAGATGTATATGCACCTGGTAATAAGATGATGTATAATCAGTTAGCATTGACTTTTACGGTTGATGAGAAGATGCAAAACTGGCAAGAAATACACTCTTGGTTTCGTTCTCTCGCTTCTCCAGAAGGTACCGATGAACGGAATAGATTGGCATCACAACAAAATCCTAGAGCTACCGGTCCTAAAGGTTACTCTGATGCCACTTTGACAGTTCTTTCGGCATTGAACAATCCATTGTTCCGTGTCCATTATATCAATTGTTTCCCAATTTCACTTTCAGACATTCAGTTCGATACCAAACAATCTGCAGATGATATCATTACTGCCGATGGTGTATTCATATTTGATTATTTTAATTTTGAAGCGGCTTGACAATTGAAGTAATTTGTGATAGGATGTAATTTTGCTATAACTCTTTGAATTTATTATGGAAAATCTAGAACAAGTATTGAAGCATTGGGAAAAAGATACAGTTATTGACCAGACTGAGCCTGGAAAAGAACTGTTAAAGATTCCCACTCTACACAACAAATATCTCAGTATTCTTACCAAACACAAGATTGCCTCTAAGAAGGCACATTTTGATTATCTCCGTATGCGTAAAGTTCGGTTAGATTATTATTCTGGCCGATTAAGTCAAGATGAGTTGGCAGAATACGGATGGGAACCTTTTCAGTTTGTATTAAAGACTGATATCAATGCCTATCTTGAAGCAGATGATAATCTTATTAAGTTACTAGAGAAAAAAGTATATCATGAAGAAACGGTATCTGTATTAGAGTCCATACTAAATGAATTGAAACAACGAACATGGCAATTGCGTGATTTTATTGGATGGGAGAGATTTGTTGGTGGACAATAAACCTAAATAATCCAATATAGTTTTGGAGATTAAAATGACATTAAGAACAGTTATACAAAAAACACTTTTGGGTGAACAGGTTACACCATTAGATTTGAATGAATCTATGGAAGTTGCTCAAAAAGTTATGTCTAAAGGTGGTGCTCACATTGGTACTGTTTACAAATATGACAAACCAAATGTATTAGGATATACTCATGGTGCAAGCTATCATCCACACGGATTAAAAGGTAGTCCAGCAGCTCAAGTTGATTGGAACCACCACAAAAGTGAATCGGATGCGGTAAAGCGTATTCACTCTCAACACGGTCTTTATAAAGCTAAAGCAACCAAAGAACTTCAGAAAGCACAAAAACATAAAGATTCAATACCAGATTAGACTTAAAATGTGAAATACTCGTTTTATATAAATAAAAATAAAACGGAGTTATATTATGGCAAAAAAAGTATCGGTGGATTATAGAAAAATCTGCCAAGAACATAACGGTTATACAAAACAACAGATGATTGGTATGGATGTTCACCATATTGACGGTAATAGAGATAACAACGATCCATCAAATTTAATATTATTAACACCGGAAGCTCATGCAAAGCTTCACGAAAATGAGTTTGTGAAATGGTCAAGAAAAGGTTCTAAACTTGGTAATGAAGCATTTATCAAAAGATTGAAAGAACAAGGTCCCACAGAAAAAGAAATTGCTCACCAGAAAAAAATGGCAGAGTTACGGAAAACAGGATTACACCGAGTACCGCATTCCGAAGAAACTAAAAAAACAATAAGTGAAAATAAAAAACAACACTTTATTGACAAGACAAATCATCCTATGTGGGGTAATACCACATATGAAGTAGAATCTCCAACAGGAGAAAAGTTTAAGGTTTCTGGTGGTTGGAAAAATTGGTGTTTATCTAAAGGATTAAACCCATCAAATTTGAGGTGTGTGGCTTTAGGACAAAGAAAAAAACATAAAGGTTGGAAAGCAAAAATTATTAATGAGTGATTTGATTATATCCAAATTGGATGAGGTCTATGCCAAAATACAATGCGAAAAATCTGTTGCAAAAGAACTACATGAATATTTTTCATTCCTAGTTCCAGGATATCAATTTGTTCCGGCTTATAGAAATAAAATATGGAATGGTAAAATTTATCTTTACCATCTAAACACTTCACAAATTTACCTTGGTCTACTACCATATTTGGAAACTTTCTGTGAAGAAAGAGAATATAAATTTAGTTACGAAGATGGATTGGATGTTGAAGATGAATTCTCATTATATCATGCCAAAAAGTTTTCAGAAGATTTAGATATTCATTCAAATGGTAAATCTATCGAAGTAAGAGAACACCAAATAAATGCCTTTGTTCATGCCATGCAAAAACGCCGAGCGCTACTATTGTCACCAACAGCATCTGGCAAATCCCTCATCATTTATCTTATCTGCCGTCAATTACTAGATTATCAAAAACTTAAAGGTTTAATTATTGTGCCAACCACCTCGTTGGTAGAACAATTATACTCTGACTTTGGTGATTATTCAAGCGAATCAAGTTTCAAAAATTTTATGTATGTTCATAGAATATACCAAGGCAAAGAAAAAGAAACCGATAAACCTATTACTATTTCTACTTGGCAGTCTTTATATAAAATGCCAAAAGAATACTTTGAACAGTTTGATTATATTATTGGTGACGAAGCTCATCTATTTAAAGCACAATCTCTTACTACGATTCTCACCTCTTGTGTCAATGCCAAATATCGTATTGGTCTTACAGGCACATTAGATGGTACTAAAACACATAAGTTAGTATTAGAAGGTCTTTTTGGTTCTGTTCGTAAAGTTATTACCACAAAAGAACTGATTGATAAAGACCAATTATCAAATTTTGAAATTAAATGCCTTGTTTTAAAACATACCGATGAAGAATCTAAAGCAGCCAAAGGTATGACTTATGCTGAAGAAATTGGTTACTTGATTTCACATGAAGCTCGTAATAAATTCGTTAAGAATCTTGCAGTTAGCTTAGGTAAAAATACATTGGTGTTATATCAAATGGTTGACAAACATGGTAGAATCCTGTATGATATGATAAAGGATACAGAGAAGATTGGCAACAGAAAAGTATTCTTTGTCCACGGCGGAACGGAAACAACAGACCGTGAAGAAATTAGAAGGATTATGGAGATAGAAAACGATGCAATTATTGTGGCTTCTTTTGGTACTTTTTCTACTGGAATTAACATTAGGAATCTGCATAACATTATATTTGCAATGCCAACAAAATCGAGCATTCGCACTTTGCAAAGCATTGGAAGAGGCTTACGACAGAGTGAAGGCAAAGAAATAGCAACACTCTATGATATATCAGACGACCTACGAGTTGGCAAGCACATGAATTACACTTTGAAACATTTACTGGAAAGAACAAAGATATATAATGAAGAGCAGTTCCCATTTAAAATATACAAGATAGGACTAAAAAATGCCTGAGTATAAAACACAAATTATTAAATTACAGAATGGGGAAGATTTGATTGCCAATGTTGTTATGAGTGGTATGGATCATTATATCCTTGAAGAACCTATGGAATTTGCCATTGATACCCGTAATCCACACAATGCTGGTTTAATTATGCGTCATTGGTTGCCAGTTCAATTGATTAAAAAGAACTCGATTGAAATCCATTCTAAAGATATTCTTTCTATGATGGAACCTGAGGAACAATTCTGTGAATACTATGTTGATACGGTATACAAGATTAAAGAATTATTAAAAGCTAAAGAAATCATCTCTGAGATGGATGATGAAGAATTAGGTAATATGATTAATGAATTTGAGGAGTTAGAACAATATGGAAATACATTACATTAATACTTTCATTCTGTAACATACTCGATACTAACGGTCTGTCAAGCGATTGTCAATAACTATTATGGTAAATATGAATACACCAACACCTAAATTAACCAAGAAACCAAAACAATACGTCAACAATGCAGACTTTCTACAAGCTCTTGTTGATTATAAAGAGGGTTG